AGCTCCGTATTAACGAAGTATCTTTTTAGAGTTTTAATTGCAGGTGAATTTGTATTGTTCATCGTATCTGCAGTGATCTGTCTAACTAACAGTTCAAATAATAACCCTGTATTTTTATATTTGGAATGGCGTGTCATAAGTTAAATTTTTAATCTCTTTAATTAAATTATACCTTTGCTTTTTAACTTCTGTGCGGTTTAGTTTGGTTGCTGCTTCTAATAGAGAAGATATGACTATCTCTGATTTGGTTTCGCTTAGGTTCTGAAAGTTGCTTAGTTGCTCGTATAGTTTATACTCTTTCCCAAGCTCCGTATTAACGAAGTATCTTTTTAGAGTTTTAATTGCAGGTGAATTTGTATTGTTCATCGTATCTGCAGTGATCTGTCTTACTAACAGTTCAAATAGTAACCCTGTATTTTTATACTTTGAATGTTTAGGTATTGCCATTTTTTAGCTTGTGCTTTGTAATAAATAGTATGTTATATCTCTTCTCGTATTTGAGACTCGTCTAGCAAGCCTCCTTTTATCTGCTCTTGTTCAAAGAGTTTAACCTTTCTCTCTTCTAATCCTCCTATAACTCTAGAGTGTTTCGCAAGTTCTCTGCCGGCTCCTTCGAAAGCAGATGCTCTTCTTGTAGTAGGCTGGTCGTCATTTTTCATAACATCTTTTCCTAATCTATCCTTACCGAGTGGGTCATTTTGAGTACCTAGGAAAGTTGCTCTTTCTTGTGGTCTTCCCATTACCGGTTCATCTTCGTTATATCCTGTTGGAACATTCCCAGGTCTGTCATAGACTCTACCTTTTCCGTAGGCTGTTGCGATGTCATGAGGTGTTCCAAAGGATTGTCCTGTTTGTTGAGGATCGTTTCCTTCGGCTTCTATCTGACTCATTCTAAATGTTCTCTTAGCGTCTTCTGCAGTAAGGTTTCTCATCTCCTCGTACTCTTCTGTTGACATGTGGAAGATATTTTCATACATCCAGTCAGAAGAGAACATTTGAGTCTCTTTCATTGCTGCTACTAGGGCTACTTTCTCTGTCAATAGTGCTACTTTCTCTTGATCGTATATTATGGAAGGAGTTGTTAGTGCTAATTCAAAATTAGTTAACTCGTCTTGTGTGTATCCTTGTGAGTATAGGTGTACGAAGGCTATTTTATATAGCTCCGATATCATTATTCTCTGTATCTTTTCAACAGTTCTTGCAAATCTAATATCTTCTGCAGCAAGAGTACCTTTTCCAGTTAGGTTCTCATCGTATCCTAAAAATGCTTTAGGGACCTTAAGAGCGGCGAACAATTTGTTGCGTAAGTACTCTACATCTTGAATTCCATCGTACTGCAATCCGCCTAATGTATCTATTTTAGTAGTAGTATCTCCGTTTCTCATCGGAATGTAGAAATCTTCCATAAGATTCTGCATATTATACTTTAAGTTATATTGCCCAGTCTCAGGATCAATATAAGGAGTCTTTTTTATTTTAGTAATTGCTTTTTGAATAAAGTTTTCTACTTCTGTAGGAGCTATTCCCCCTACGTTCATGTAAAATATTCTCTTTTCAGGAGCTCTCACAATTCTATGTATTAACATCGCATCCTCCATCATAGTGTACTGCTTGAATAGTTTCCTAGCAGGTTCTAAGTAAGATCTCCCGTAGGGAATGAAGTTAATATCTGTTAAAAGTCGAAAGTGAGCCATTTCATAGTTATCAAAGTAGATAGCCTGTTGGTCGTTCATGCCGGGTACACTGTAGTAGCCTGATGCTTGTCCGGTTAATCCGTTCTCATGGTATTGAAATCGAGTAGACATTGGGTGCTCTAAATCGTATCCGTCTTGTCTCTCTATATGGTAGGCGGTAAAAGGTATTGCATTGTAAACTCCGTACTTTTCTGAGATTTCTAGTTTTAAGAAGAAGTCTCCGTACTTACATGCATTTCTAATCCACCATGATAAGTTAAATTCTACGTTTAATACATCGTAGAATAGGTTGTAAAGTATTTTTTGAATGTTTTCATCAGGAGATTTAATATGTAAAACTTCTCCCATGTCATTCTTTAAGGTGGATTCCTCAGAAAGTATGTCTAGAGTAGAGGCTATAATAGCATCTGTATCCATTGCATCATATTCTGAGTAGAGTTGAGTCCTTTTAAATTGATAGTTTTGCGCTGTCTGACCGCCGTATAGAGAAGTGTATCCTGATGAATGTATGCTATTGTATTTGTCCTGGAATGAGTTGTTCTCTAGTTTGCCGGACATTTGTATCTGGTTTACGTCTGCAACTTTGAGTTGAGCTCCTCCAACGTTTCTGATTATAACGTCTGTGGAGAATAATCGTTGGAGTCTACTTAATATGCTTGTATCTGCCATTGTGTATAGTCATAGTATAAGTATAAATATCGAGGAAAGCTACTTATTTCTATTTATATATCCAAGAGATGTCTTCTGTCCCACCTCTCCCGTTGTCTATCTGGTTGATATTGCCGGTGGTATTAGGGGTGTAGAACATGTCCGTACTGGTGTTAGTAGTAGTTACGTTCTCCCAAACACTTCTAACTATATCTGCATTGCCTTTTTGCATCCTAAAGGCTGTTTCTCTAACATACATCGCAATCGCCCATGCCATTATAAGGTCATCGTTGTAGCCGCTCTGTGCTTCTGCTCTATTATTTCTCCAGATAAATACCTTTAGCTCTTCTAACATCCTTTTTGAATGTATAATTGCAGATTTATCGTTAATAGACTCTTGTAGTTTTGCTATTATAAGAGGTCTAGTTTTTGTATTAGTTGAAAACCCGGGAGTCATATTAGAATTTAATCCGTAAGGGTCAAAATAACTCTCTGCAGTAACGTTTCCTGATTTAGGTGAGTGGTATAGGTTCGTATACCCTCTCTCCATAATAGTCTCAATTGTAGACCATCCTATGTTAGCATTCTCTACTACTAAAAGTGCGGTATTGTATTCTGTTGCTATCCCTACTAATAGGTGTGCAAACTCTTTTGGAGGTAGCTGTCCTTTATACTCCCCTACTTGACTGCAATTTTCAATATCTACAATATGGAAGGCAGAGAAATCCTTTCCGTCCCCTCTAGCGACGTCGGCTATGACCATATAATTCCTATTATAGTCTACCGGCTCCCATATCCATAAGTTTCGATCTACCCCTCTCCTTTCCTCTGGATCTTTTCTATAGGTAGTTTCATAGAACTCTATTAACTCTCCGTAGATTACAGTGTCTCCAGATGTAGAAAAGTCACAGTCACACTCCTGCGCGGCTAATCTAGGATCTCCTAACTGTGCATCTTGTGCATCTCTCCAGGTTTGATCTCTTTCAGGGTGTACATACCAGGGTAGTTTAATAGGCAGGAAGTCATTATCTCCGTTCTCTGAAGCTATCCATGTTTTATGGAACCAGTTTCCTGTTCCGTAAGGGGTAGAGAGTACTATCGCTCCACCACCTGTTGCTAGTGTTTGTTGAGCAGATGCCCATGTCTCTCCAATGTTATCGATAAAAGCAGCCTCATCTATTAGAAGTAAAGATACTGCCTCAGATCTAGCAGCATCAGCGTTAGATGACTTAGCAGTTATCTTTGATCCATTAGTTAATCGTAAGCTTAGTTTATTCTTTTCTAAAGATCCCACTTTTAGCCAGGAAGGTAAGTTTTCATACATAAACTGTACTTTCGATACAAGGTTTCTAGCTGTTGCTTGTGTGGTTGCAAGAGTAAGAACGTTTTTGTCTTTATGGAAAGTCATTAACCATAGAGAATACCCTGCAGCTAATGTTGAGATTCCTAGCTGTCTAGATTTTAAGATTATAGAATAATCGTTCTCTTGAAAATGTCTAAGGGTTGTTTCTTGAAAAGGGTATAGGTGGAATAGAATTCTACCTCTTTGCGGATGCTGTATGTAGCAGTATTTCCGCATGAAGTGGGTAGGGTCTGAGGCACATTTTACGTACTCCTGCCGTATTATCTGTTTTAAGTCTTGACTCATTATAAGAACTTTGATTTTAGGTTTATTTTTTTCATCTTTAATTCCCAATACATACTAGCGGAGATTATAGGTTGCCATAGAGAATTAACTCCTATTCCTAATCCGTATACATTTCCTGATTTAGTCTTAAGTAAGAGTTCTCCGTTTATTTGATTTATTGTCTGTGTATTCCCTGATAGGGATATTCCGGTATAGAATCTTGTCTTATTTACTGTTAAGGTATTAGTGATGATGGTTGTAGGTATTTTAACAGTAGTCTTTACCTTCCTGCTTGCTATCTTATTTTTAGAAATTGTATCGTGTATTGTTAGGTATCCGAAACTATCTAAACGTACAGTATCCTCGTAAACGTAGGAGGTGAAGTAGTCTTTTAGTATTGCTGCGGTATCTACAGGGAGGGTGTCGGTTTGAAATACTATTTTAGTTTTCCACTTTGGTATGTATACTGGGCTATCGATTGTTACAGTATTCCATTTGACTTCTGTTTTTACTGTAACTTCTCCGATGTCTTCTTTCTGTCCGCACTGTCTTTGTAGTATTAGAAGTACTACTAGGGTTAGGATTATAAGAGTGCTAAGATTTATCTTAAAGGTGTTTATCATTACCTTTATAAATAGTCTACATTACTTATTAATTTTTGTACACTTTCTCTACCCATATCTCTCCTCTAACTACGGGTACCATTTTTCGTATTTCTTCTTTAGAGTAGTTTTTAGCGATTGGAGTACCTATTAGGTTTAAAGATCCTCCTACTTTCAAGTCTCTCGGCAAGGAGGTGATTGAAGTATTTTCTAGGTTTAAGTCCTTTTCTACTGTTAAGTTGTTAGGTAAGGAGGTGATTTTACTATTCTTTGCGTTAAGGGTATACGG